GTGAACATTGTGTATGCCCAAGTCCAATTTGGCCATTCAATATCGGTCACATATGCTTTGTTGACGTTGAATGGAGTGATGGTGGATATTCCAGCTGTATTGGTGGTTTCGTAGAGACATAACATGAGTGGTCTGTCTGCAGGTGATACGCCTTTAGCGAACGAGCCGCAACGAACAGCACACCACTTATTGTAATCTTCATTGGACTAATGCACGATGAAAGCACCTTCAGTTGATCTGGATGTATATTTCTTAGGTGAAAGCATAGAAATGTCGGTTGGTTGGGTGATTGGAAGACCGAGTTGCACGACTTGGACCAATTGGGTAGTGATATTTGCTGGGATACCAACATTCCAGAAATCGTCGTTGCTGATCAATTCAAAATCGTTGTTTGAGTTGGATTTAGTCTTTTGCGTAATTGTTTTGTAGGCGGATCGGATGTCTGGGCCATATATTCTTTCCAACTCAGGCATATGTTTGTCAAGATGACCTTGCTTGTGAAATTTGAGAAGGAGTGTAGAGAGAGCTAGAGTGTAGGTGGATGGTGAAAATTGTGCACTGTAGAGCATACCGGAGTTGTTAAAACCGGTGGCATCATATTGCAATGTTTCGGAGAGGTACGCAGTTTGTACCTTACCCATTTCTCCAGTGATGGAAGCATTGGAGATCTGGTCATTGGATTGACCCAGCAACCAAGAATTATCAGAGCCGTTGGGATCGGCGGTTCTAGCTTGAGAATACTCTGCATAGAAAAGCGGATTAATGAAGCTAGGACAATGAAGAAGTAACATTGTTGCAGGGTTGTCTTTAGTTGGTAGAAATTTCTCCCAATCTAAGCGGTATTCTTGATGGATAGCTGGAATGACAGACTTGTCGGGGTATCCATTGTAAGATGTTCCTTTAACGCCGGGTGGATGTAAGGCTTTGCGGAGCCAATCTTTTCCATTTTCGGTGTTGGCCTTGAGGGCGGATTCTTCGAAGTATGATTGTTGAGTACTCATTTATAAATAAATTTAATATATTGAAAGTATTATAGTATTTATTTCTTTAATTATTTAGAAAATTAAAGGGTTCGTAATGGCTTTGGATAATATAAGAGGTCATTAACAAGAGTGGTATAACAATAGCTGTTGGATCATTCGAAAAGTGACGAATGGGCGCCGAAACCATGTCAGAGCTTACACACCAATCTGGTGCTTTAATGACATTAAAATTATTTGTGATAAAGTTCCTAAACTAGTAAATGTCAAACATAAATTCTGCATGACGTATTGATATAATAAGTTAAAAATTTAATGATTTGATGGTCCATGTTTTAATTGGAATATCA